CGGATCCCCGGACAGAGTTGACTGGATGGTCTGGGGATTCACAGAATTGTTTCGAGATATGCTGGAGATCCCACGCCCCAAGAAACAGGGGCGCAGGCGACCAGTGGTAGGATGGCAGGGTTAGAGGGAATGCGCGACTTGGATCTTTAGTTGGGGCAACGCATCTTTAACTGCGGAGCAGATGACACTGGCTTGACTGCCGCGCCCGTACTTGTTGATCGCATTGTGCTGAACCCCGAGTGACGAGGCAACCCTGTAAAGAAAGTCGAGGTTCCAAATCCCACGAAGTGATTTGACGGCCTCGCCATTTACATAGATCGTTTGCTTGTGATCTTTGAAGTTGGACTTGATGGTTTTTTCCAACCCATCGAGGAACTCGGCTGGGATGCCAAGCTCGGTGTAGTAGTCAGGGGCGAGGATCGCGTGTCCGTCACCGTCCAACAGTTCAGGGTTTTCGGTAAGAGCCGTAACAACTTCAAGAAGTGTAGATGTTTTCATAATGTTTCTCCTTATCGATAGAGGATCTGATGTTTAGAATTGACCGGGATCTTGAATGGTGCGCGAAGACCGCCAGCCTTGATGCGGAGGATGTGAATCCAGACCGGGCCTTGTTTCTGGTAGATCCCGATTCGCCATCCGTCCTTGTAGTACCTGACCAACTTTTGTTTTGCTTTCATAATTTCTCCTTTAAAGATTATTAATGATTACATACACATTATACCATATGGCTTTTTGAGAACGACCGTTTCAAGGCTATTTGAAGGGCTAAAACAGCACCTCACGTTTTTAAACGCACGAAAAAAAAAGCTTTTTCTGCATTTAAGATCGTAGAAGCTATATAAAAAAACAGGAAAACATTTACATGAAGCCACAGGACGCAGATAAAAAAAAATTTGAAGTGATAAAACAGAAACCGTCTGCCAAATTGAGAATGAAGAACCAAGTCCCACTAATTCACCAAGCATTCGAGCGTGGGTTCGTTGCTCCATTCGGCCCACTGATCGGGAAGACAATGATGTCTCATGATCTGGTCGAGTACATGAAACACGGCATGGGGAAAACAACCGAAGACTTCGGACATAATTTAGCCGGGGTGATTAAAGACCAACCTGTGTTCGACGGCAACACTGGCAAGAAAGTAATTGATAAGTTAGGCAAGTTTATAAAAGAGTATCACCAACGATCTACATTGGCCTCGTCAGTTGGGATCTATCAGGTTGATGGGAAGCATAAAATAGAACTGGTTGACGGTTGGTTCGTCAGTCAGGTGGCAGGCGAATACAATCCCATGCACAGCCATCCCGGTTGCCTGCTCAGTTGTGTCGGTTATCTTGAAGTGCCGAAGCAGATTGCGGAGCCAGAGGACGATTGGAGCAGTAGCGGTTGTATTGAATTCTCCTACGGAACGCCAACGGCGTTGAACAATTCCAACTTGATGTTCAGGCCACAGGTCGGAGACTTCTATATCTTTCCGGGGTGGCTAAACCACGCGGTCTATCCGTTTGAAGGGGACGGTCGCAGAAGAAGTTTTTCGATGAATTTAATAATGACAAAAGAAGAGAGCAAGTGAGAAAGGTATGAAATATCTGGTGTTTATATTGTTGCTGTTAACAGGGTGTTCGGCTGTGGGCGACCTAGCTCTTAGCACCACGGCTAATGCCTTGGGGAACGTGCTGGGTAATAAATTAGAAGACGCATACGATGAGAAAATCAGCAAAGAGAAAAAAAACAAGAAAAACGATGAAATCTACTTGACGAGGGATAAATGAAAGTAGAAACTGCTATAGAATATATTGAGGGTCTGCTTAAAAAGGCGGATCAGGTTAATCGGATAATTATTCATAGACAGCCCGGAACAACGGGCGATGTGACGATAGAGGTAAGAAGGCAGTACCGCAACGAAGCCGACATTCTAATAGACAAGACCGAATCGTAAAACACGAAGGTCACTGAACGCAGGTGCTACAAGGTTTTTTCATGAACCTCCTCCCTCCCGCAATCAGTGGCCTTTATTTTTGGGTAACATAATGGCTTACGACAACTCAGAAGCAAACGATAGAAGAAATCCCGGCAAAAAAAGAATGTATACGGAGGCTGGGTATAACACGGGTTCTACAGATTTAGATCTTGCCCTTGAAAGGTTCAAGGACTCCGATGACAATTCTGACCATAACCGCATTAAGTACGAACAGGATATAGAGTTTGGTCGTCTAGGAGATCAGTGGGACGAGGCAGTATCTCAAGCTAGGCATGAAGAATCACGCCCATGCCTGACGATAAATAAATTGCCCTCCTTCATTCGTCAGGTTGTCAACGAGTCACGCCAGAACAAACCGGGGATAGTGGTCAACCCAGTAGACAATGGCGCAGATCCTGACACCGCTAGAGTTTTGAATGGGATCATAAGAGCGATCATGAGAAACTCAAACGCTGACCAAGCATTCGACACAGGCATCGATTGTGCGGTCAGCGGGGGGTTTGGGTTTATGCGGGTGGACATCGAATACGCACACGAACAAGCCTTCGATATGGAAGCGGTAGTCCGCCGTATTATGGATCCGCTTACCGTTCACTGGGACGTAACCACCGAAGGGTTTGATGCGGCTGACTGGAAGTACGGATTTATTTCTTCGCTTTACCCGGAAGCAGAATTCAAACAGATGTACCCAGACGCAGAACCGATTGACTTCGATGGGGGATCACAAGACGACATTTATAATGTTTGGAAAAACACAGACCACGGTGTTCGAGTCGCAGAGTATTTTTGCAAGGAAGAGGAAGAGCATGAACTCTGGCTGATTAAAGGATTCGGTTACCAACGACCTGACGGTGAGATCATTGACACCAAGGCGATCAGAAAAGATCATATCCCCGGACTCGCTCGGCAGTGGGCAGAGTCAATGGGAGTAATGGTTCCAGAGGATGCGGACGATGAAGACATTATTGCGTACTTCTTTGAGATTCGTGGTCTAACAGCAATGCAGTCGCGGATGGTTCGAGGAACCAAGGTCGTAAAAAGAATTATCACAGGCAAGGAAATAATCGAAGAGTCGGAGTGGCCCGGTGACAACATCCCGATCATCCCGGTGTGGGGTGAAGAGGTCGTGTCTCGTGGGTACAGGTGGTTCCGGTCAATGATTGCGGACGCTAGAGATTCGCAGGTTATGTATAATTTTTGGCGCAGTGCGGAAACAGAGATTGTCGCAATGCAACCGAAGAACCCGTGGGTCTTGGAGGAGGGAGCAATCCCGGCTGACAGCGAGAAAGACTGGGAGGACGCGAACAAAAGATCCATTGCATATCTCACATATAAGAAGGGATACAAAGCCCCTGTCCGCGCACAACCGCCTTTGATTAGTTCCGGCGCACTGCAAAACTCTCTACACGCTTCCGATGACATGAAAGCGATTATCGGTATATACGATCCTTCGCTTGGAGCAAGATCAAATGAAACATCCGGGCGAGCTATCCTTGCACGTCAACGTGAATCCGATGTATCGAATTACCACTTCGTTGATAACCTGTCGCGGTCAATCACTTACCTCGGCAAAGTCTTATTGGAAATCATTCCCCATATTTACTCCGCACGTCAGGTTGTCAATATCGTAGGCGAAGATGCGAAGGAATCAGTTGCCCATCTTATGATTGAAGGGCAGGGTGGCCCGTTGCCATCTATGCCGGGGCAGTACGACATATCTAGGATGGAAAAAGATGAGCATGGCAATGTTATATTCGACAAAGAAAACCCACCTAACAGATTATACGATTTAAATGTTGGCAAGTACGACGTTACCGTAAAGGCAGGCCCGTCCTACGCATCGAAACGCGAGGAGACTAGGGAAACCTTGATAGAAATCATGCGTCAGGTTCCGGGTTCTGCACCACTACTTGGAGATATTTTACTACAGCATCTTGATTTTGAAGGGGCGGAAGAAGTCGCCGAAAGATTAAAACATTTTGTAGCAACACAAATACCGGGGATGGCGAATATGACAGCGAATTTAGCCGCAGGTCAGCAACCGCAAATGCCACCGGGAATGCAACCTGTTTCGCCAGTAGCTGGAGGTGTCCCTCCGGGTAATCAACCATCACCGGGTGGGAACGGCACTGGACAACAATACAGACAAGGAGTTCCAGCATGAGTGAAGATAGTACGGCAATCGCCAACGATAGACCCGAAGGAATTGCCAACACAGACACGGCTGTAGAAGATGAAGAAGTCCAAACACCTGAAGTAGAAGAGTCCGAAACCGAAGAGGAAACTCCGCAAGGAGAAGCCGATACGGAAGAGGGGGACGATACTGAAGATGAGGAAACCACAGAGGAAGACGATGATACCGAGGAAGAACTAGAGTTCAATTTCGGTGGAAACAAACTACTCGTTCCCAAAGGGAAGGTTCCCAAAGAGCTTGCCGAGAAGATGCAGGAATATGGCAACGGACTACAGACATCCTACACCAAAAAGTTCACCGCACTTTCTGAGGCGCACAAAATCATGGAAGGTCGTGATGTAGCGCACCAGAAATTAACATCGATGAACAGTGAAACTTTAAACGAATACGCTAAAGGCTTAACCTTGAAAACTGAAATCGCTGAACTTGAAAAAATTGATCTTGATCCTTATCTCCGATCAGAAGACCAGAGAGATCATCTTGAGGCGCAAAGGATTCAAAATGCAATTCAACAAAAATCGAAACAGTTTCAAACCCATCTTGCAAACGTGACTCACCTCGGACAACAGGCCAACGTGGTTGAGCGTCAGGAAAACGAAAGACGCTACGTTGAGGGGGTGCAACACATGGATGCAAAGATCCCAGATTTCTCAAAGAAACACGCAAAGGATGTTGTCGCTTACGCAATCAGTAAAGGAGTTCCCGAGGTACACGCTCAAACGTGGCCTTTGAACCCGTTTGCGGCAGAGACAACGTACAAGGCGATGATGTGGGATAGGGCGCAGGCAAAAGGCCGAAAGGGTATTCAGAAAGCAACGACTAATAAAGTCACGCCAGTTATTCCTGTCGGGGTAAAAAAGAAAGGCAAGTCCGGTGGTACTAGAAAGGATCCCGGCAAAATGTCCTCGGCAGAATACCAAACGTGGTATCAAAAAAAATATGGAAAAAGATAGGGCTTTAGGAGGCCCAGTATATGGCTAACACAAACCTGACCGTTGATCAGGTGACTAACCGAGCGCAGATGGTTCTCCATCAGAAGCTGAATTTTATTGGCAATGTAAATCGCCAGTACGATGATAGCTATAAAACTGGTGGAGCCAAAGGCGGTGAGTCAGTTCGTATTAAGCTCCCTAACGAATTTGTAATTCGTACAGGGGCATCGCTTTCTACATCTGATGTCACTCAAAAGGCAGTCACACTCACAACGGGAACCCAAAAGGGCGTAGACATGGTCTTCACGTCACAAGAGTTGACGCAAGACATTTCCCTGTTCTCAGAGAATTACATCGAACCTGCAATGTCCGTCCTAGCGGCGAACTTGGAGAGCGATGCGTTATCAATGTATAAACAGGTCTATACGGAAATTTCTGACCTGAGTGAAGATCCAGACCTGCGTGATAT